GTAGGTAAAGAAACAAAAGTACCAGAAGCAGGTAAAGCACCTGCTCAAGCACCTGCTCAAGCACCTGCTCAAGCACCTCCTCAAGCACCTGCTCAAGCACCTGCTCAAGCACCTGCTCAAGCACCTGCTCAAGCACCTGCTCAAGCACCTGCTCAAGCACCTGCTCAAGCACCGGCTTCAGCTCCAAGCACCGGCTCAAGTACCGCCTCAAGCACCGGCTCAAGCACTGGCACCAGCACCAAAGCTCCTCCAAAAACTAGAAAGGGACCAAGATTGCCTTTACCAGGATTTCCATTTGGAATGGGTGCAAGTGATTCAGGTAAAGAGGTTTCAGAAAAAGGTAAACTAACTCCAATTGATTTAAATTTGGGAATTGAGGCAATCGGTCAATTTGCACGTCGTCAAGTTCAACGATAAATATTTGTATATTACATAATTTGTGATATACTGTGAAAGTGATTTTATATGTCATTAGTATCAAATAAAAGTTTTACACATAAACAAATTTTACTGGAAGGAACTTTAAAAGAAGTAAGTTCTGAAGGTAAACGATTATATGAAACTCCAGATGGAATTTTTCCATCAGTAACGACTGTTGTTGGTTTTCGCAAACAACATTTTTTTGCTAAATGGAGAGAAAAAAATCCAGAGGAAAGCAAAAGAGTAACATCTCGGGGAACAAAGTTTCATAGTTTAATTGAGCAATATCTTAAAAATGAAAATATAGACTTTGACAATCTCCATTCAAATAATAAAGCATTATTTTCATTGTTAAAACCTGAACTAGATAAAATTGACAACATAGTTGCTCTTGAAACACCTTTATGGTCTAAAACTCTTGGTCTTGCTGGTAGAACAGATTGTATTGCTGAATATGATGGTAAACTCTCTATTATAGACTTTAAAGCCAGCACAAAAGAAAAAAGAGAATCAGACATCGATAATTATTTTGCACAGGCATGTGCATATGCATTAATGTTTCAAGAAAGAACAGGAATAATTGTTGATAATTTTGCTATTTTAATTGCTTGTGAGGATGGTATAAAGCAAGTTTTTCAAGATAGGCCAATTAAATACGTTAAACATTTGAAGCATTTAATAACAGATTATAGAAAAACAAATGGCTTATCGTGAAGAAAAAACTGTTTGGAATGAAGTAAATAATCGTGGTACAAAATTATGGACCATGATGAATGATAATTCAAAAGCATCCAAACATCGTGCTAGATTTGTTCAGGAACATGGTGGTTTTTTTACACAAGAGGGTCGTTATTGGGTTTGGACTAATCCTGTAAAAGAACATAATGGTTACTGGTTAAAACGTGTGGGTACTGAAGAAAAAGTATTTTTTGAAAGCATGACAGAGTTTGGTGAGAAACACGGCCTAACACCAGTAAAAATTTGTGAACTATTAAATGGTAAGCGAAAGACTTATAAAGGCTGGACAGCGGTAGAAATCCGAGCTGTTAAAGAAGGTGTAGGTTCACATGAAAATCTTGAAGAACCAAAACCTAAAAAAATTATTCCAGTAAAAACGGCAACATTTCAAGATATTAATACTGGTGAAATATTTACCGTAAGTAATCTAAAACAATTTTCAAAACTTAATAATTTAGATTATGATGCTGTAAAAAAGCTTGCACGGGGTGTGGCAAAAACACATAAAAATTTAAAGTTATACAATCCACTAGAAAAATATGGGGAATCTCCAGAGCCTAAATAATTGGAGATGAACTTTAAAACCCTTTTAAACCATATTTTTGATGTGAAAATTTTAAATGAGGCCCCAGAACAAGTTGGAGCCGCAGAAAAAAAAGAAAGAGCTAAATCGGCTACAGCTGATGCAAAGGCTAGGGATGCAGCACGTAAACGTGCAGAGCGTGCCCGCGAAACACCAAGAGAGCGCAAACCAAAACAAGAACTTTTAAAAGACATTCTATTGGTTAAAACCCGTGGTGGTTCTATACAGTTAATTTTTAAAGATTCATTTAATGCTTCTCAACATACAAAGCTAAACAAAGATGTGTTGAGTATGGATGAAGCTAAGAGAGCAACCACAGAAGATAAATTTGAACAAACTAGAGCTTCTAAACTTTTATTGGGTGATGTGAAGCAAAAAGAAGCCAAAGAGCGTGGTAAAAAAGCTGAAACTGGTGAAGAAAAAGAGCGCAGAGAAGAAGCAAGACCAAAAAGTGAAGAAGAAAAGGTAAAGAAAGAAAAAACAAAAGCCAAAAAAATGAGTCAGGCTCAAATGTTTGAGACTATGGCCCAAATGACTCCAGAACAATTGGCTTCTATGCCACCAGAGTTGCGTGCTCAATATTTCCAAATGACACGCAAGCCACCAACCAATAATAATTTTGATAAACTTTCTTATGAAAATTTAAGTGTTGAATTTGGTTTGAGTAATTTAAGCAATTCTCCTTATAACCAACAGGTCTTAAATGCTTTGGTATTCTTGGCTAAATTGAAAGCAGGAGCTAGCGATCAAGAACTTCAAACTTACTTGGCTCTTGCACCAGATGCAAAAGACTTTACTCGTTCCGCATTCTTTACTGCAAGAAAAATTCTCTCACAAATTGGTGATCAATGTCTTCAGACATTGCTAACAAATGTAGAATCAGGAAATCAACCTGTAAGTTCGGAAGGTAATCCAGATTTACAATGTGGCAACTATAAGTTTAAAGTTGCAGCCAGTGGTGAAATTTCCCTTTCAACAAATCAATTTGATCAGTCAAATAAAAACTTTAGAGGTTTTGTTGCGCGTGCATTAACACAAACCTTAATGAATCCACAGTTAATGGCTCAAGATAAAAAAATGAACCAAACTATACAAACTATGGATGAAATCCAAGGAACTTTTAGTAATACCTTAGTTCCAGAAGAATTGATGGGTGAAATTCAAAAAAATCCTAAACTTTTAGCTAAACTTCAAAAAACTAAAATTACTGGTCCAGATGGCTCGGAAATGGGTACAGTAATAGATGAAAACGGTCAACTAAATCCAGCTGCATCTTTTCAAAATTATCAAAAAGCTTGGCAATCACAAGCTAAAGATATGTTAAAGGGTGGAACAACTAAGAGTGTTATAAAAAGTGCAGTTATTGACAGTTTACTTAAAACTGTATTGCGCGGTGATGGAATTACAGATCCAGCCATGGCCCCGAATCACTTAATAACAATTAATGGTATTTTTCCTCTAACAGATGAATATTTTGCAACAGTTGCAAAAGATTCAAATCTTGATGTTGTTCCATCAAAAGATGTAATCTCATCTTCTAATATTACAAATTATAAACCATCAGCAGCCTCAATGCTTAAAAGCTTTGCCACAGTTATTGAAGCAGTAGAACCTAAAAAACCTTCTATTGAACAAATGCTTGTTCAAAAAGATAAAATTAATCCAATGGAGATTGTAGTAAATCATTTACTTAAGACCAATGATTTCTTATTAAATGCTAGCCTTCTTCCTGGATTTAATACAAAAGATTTAAATGCAGTTCAGTATAATTATGTAACTATTGGAAATAAAACTACAAAGATTCCAGTAATGAAAGGCGAGAACGTTACTAATGCTGTCTTAGGTGAATGTGTGATTATTTTAAACGATCTTTTAATAGAAGGTTTAACGAATGATTTTGTTCTTGCAACTTTATTAAGAAACGAATTAATTACTGATGGTGAAGTTGGAGTATTAATTTCTCAACAAAATTTACTTACCGAAGATGCTGAACCATTAATGATTAATCTTAAATCTATATTTGAAAATGCAAAAAATAGAATGCTCAAATATCCAGAATTAATTCAAATGGTTTTTGATGATTTGGTTATTGAAGAATATAAAAGAAATTATAAGCAAGAATATAGAAATTATCACGGAAAACCAAAGCAAAGAAAAGAAAGAGCTGCAAGAACTAAAGCCAGAGAAATGATGATCAAAAAAGGAAGAGTTAAAAAAGGCGATGGAAAAGACATCGATCATAAAAAGCCTCTCAGACATGGTGGCTCCAAAGGCATAAATAATTTACGTGTCCGTGATCGTTCCGATAACCGTTCAGATAACGGACATAAAAAAGGTGAAAAACAAAACAAGGATTGGTCATGAAATATAACGATCTTGAAATTTTACTAGAAAAAGTATATGCCAAATCTGGTTTAGGTAAGTGGTTTAATAAAGAATCTGCTGGAGGTGGCCCCGGGTGGGATCGTTATAATACAAAAGGTGAACGTGTTGGTAAATGCGGTGATGCAGATGAGGGTGATGCTTATGCTGCCTGTTTGAGCAAACAAAAAGCTAAAAAACTTGGCAAAGAAAAAATTGCTAGCTTTGTAAGACGTAAACGCGCTGCTCAAAGAAAAGCCGGCAGAGGTAAAAAGGGAGCTGTAGAAGGAAAAGGAAAGAAACCAGTATACGTTGAAACAGGTGTAACTGAAGTAAAAGAAACATTTGAATATTTTATTGTTGAAAATTTAAATGTTGTACACGCTCTTCCCTTCTCTACTATTGAAGCAAAAGATTTACTTCCATGCGATCTAGTAATTAATGAATCCGGACAAATTTTAAATGTTGATATGGTTGAAATTAGTGAAAATGTACATACTGTAACATTTACTACAGAAGATGGTGATATTATCACTGAAAATTTTGCACCCGATGTTACTATGGGTTTTGTTGATGTTACAGAAGGCGATGAAACAAATGAATATGGGGATATGATCGACATTTATGAAGATGACAAGAAAAAAGTTAAACTAAACAAAATTATGCGCGGTGATGTTAAAAAGTACAAAGTTTATGTTCGAAATGATAGGGGAAATGTAGTTAAGGTAAACTTCGGTGATCCTAATATGGAAATTAAGCGCGATGATCCAGATCGCAGAAGAAATTTCCGAGCTCGTCATAACTGTGATAATCCTGGACCAAAATGGAAGGCTCGCTATTGGGCCTGTAGAACTTGGAGTGCTAAACCAGTTAGCGCAATGTTAAAAGAAGATGTTAATCTTTTTGAAGAAAAGAAAAATAAACCAAAAAATCCAAGCAAATGGTCTTCTTGTATTTCTCAAGCAAAAGCAAAATTTGATGTTTATCCTTCGGCGTATGCCAATGCTTGGGCTGCAAAATGCTATAAGAGCAAAGGCGGAAAGTGGAAAAAGATTGCCGAAGATATAACTAACAATTCAATTAAAACTTTAAATGAGTCTGTTTATAACAGCGATTTATATGGGTTGATTAAAAATAGAACTAAATAATAAGGAACAACATGAAATTTAAAACACTCCTTAAAAATATCGACGTAATTGCTGAAAATGCTGGGGAACATACCGAAGGCGGTGGCCTTTATATTGGTGATCCCCAGGGAAAATTGGGTTCCTCCACTTTAACTGATAAGGGAACATTTAATTTAGCTTTACCCAGACAAATTGATGCAATTAACGCTATGCTTCATACTTTTTCTTCTAAAGATTATATCGATCCAGATAGTCTTTTGGGAGTCGTAAAACAAAAACTAAATCATTTTGGTCTAGATTTTATGTGCCCAGCACAAAAAGTTTCAGATGGTATGAGCACATATGAATTGGTTCAATATGGTAGCCCACAATTAGGTGTTTATGGTCAAAATCCATATGATGATGTAAATAAAAAGGGCTTTAAGCAGGGAGATGGAATCAAAGAAAAATTAGGCTATTCTTTAGCCTTGACAATGAATGTTGAGAAACAACCGAATCACCTTCGCCGTGTAACTCTTGTAATCACCCCGACTGAAACATCTTCGTATAATACGGGCGAGAGTGACTGTGGATGCCAACATTAATTTTTTGATGCTTGATAAAAGTAAGCCTTTAACCGAGGATACTTTTTTAGAGTTTTGCCAGTTGTGTTATTTTAATAGTGAATGCACTGGTCGTAATGAATTTATGGATGATTTAAAACGTGTAAAATACGTTAAAAGATTACTCCAAAAAGTTCATAAACATAAAACTTTAAAATCTATAAGAGAACGGTTAATTTTAAATCATATAATAATTTTAAAAAATGTATTTGGAGAAGAAAATGCGGCTCGTATCTTATTTTATAAGGTCGAGCCAAGGTTGTATTCTTACCTCAAATCTTTTACGGTATTTCTTGAATTTAATATTCAAAAGTTACCAGAATTTAACTACTCAGAAGTTAATACTGATCCCCGCATTGATCGAAAGTTGAGACAGACAGAACAATAAATATTATAAATGGCTGCACCTCCTTACGTTCCATCATTTTATTTTAACACATTTGCACAGGGTATTTCAGACCCCTATACTTCTTTGTCTGCTTATCAAGCTGGGGCAATAGATGCAAATGGAAACTTTTTAAAACCTGAGAGCAGCATTGATCCGCTAGAATATTTAATAATTAAATTAAAGAAAATTTTTGCTGAATTACCTATGGGAATAACAAAGGCTAAATTGGGCAATTATATGAGCACCATGCAGCTATTTGGCGAAGAAGCAAAAGAATTTGGCATTACAGATTCGGAATTTATGGGATTGGTAGAAGCCAATCTTTTGTTAAATGGTCATAATGATGTAAGTTATATTGAACTTTGTGAAGATATGGGTGCTGCTGGTATGGCAACTGCTGGCACTTCTCCTGCTTATAATACTGGTTCTGTTTCTGGATATGATCCTGCAATGGGAACTACACGCAGGACTCAACCAGTTTTAAGTGGTATGGATAATTGTGAAATGTTTGATGTTTGTCCAGAAGAAATGACTTCATTTAAGAATGCAAAAGCATGGAAACATGTTCCCGATAGCGATACTAAACGCTACTTACAAAGATATCAAAGAAGAAATCCAAAAGGTCATATGGCTTTAAGATCTATGAATCCAGATACAGGTGAATCTGATATCTACTGGATTAAATTTAAGCCATTGAGTTTTATGGAAGAATATAAATTGGATAATTTGTCGCTAACTGAAAATAATGAAAAAGCTATGAAGGATGTTGTTGGACAAGGTGCAGATATTATTATTAATCCACAAAAAATTGATAAATCTGACAATGGACGATTAAAAAGAGGTGCATTTTTACAACGAGTTGGGACGTTATTTGGAGGGATTCACAATTTATTACAAAATCCGACAGATCCAGTTAAAGTAGCTTCTTCTACAGTGCGTGCATACAAGCAACCTGTCACACAATCTGGTGCAGACACTACATTGTATGTTCCAGAAACTGATGAACTTATAGGTGCAGATACAAAAGGTGAAAATACCACACCATTTGCATGGTTACCTCAAACTGCAAATTTAACAGGGTTAAAAAAAGTTCAAGATCTTTTACAAAATCAACCTAAAACATCTGGAGATAAGCAAAAAGTAAGAGATGCTGCTACTAAAATTTCTCCAGAAAATTATCCAACATTAACTGGTATTTTAAAAAGAAGTTTGAGTAAAACTCCTTGGCTTGTTGTTCCTTCGGCTAGCGGTAAAGGAAGATTTAATTTTCCAGGATTGTTAACTGTTGTACCACAAAAAAATATTGAAGCTTATTCCGATTTAGTATGGAAAGATTTAATTTATCCTAGATTGGATGTTCGTTTACCAAAAGAAGGGCCAGAATTTAGAGTTCGTGGACGTGATATTGGTAGTTCTCAAGTGGCTCCAATTTTAACACAAAATGCCGTTTATCGCGGAGATACTGAGTTGATGGGAGAAATGGAAAAACATTTATCTACACAAACTTATAGAAAATTATTAAGTCGTATTCGTGGTGTAATAGAGCGCGGTCGTCAATCTTGAATAAACTTTTTCTTCTTGCAGCAATTTGGTTTTGCACAACCAACATTACTTCTTGCTTCATTGATTACTTTTTGATGTGCATCTTCCCAACCAACAAGCCATTCTTGAATATAAACTGGGTTTTCATTAATAAATGAATTATTTGGCATTCCACTCATACGAGCACGGTATCCGTCATTATATGCGCTCCCTGGAGTATAATTAGTCATTTTGGATCCTTTGGAATAATAATAATTTGATTGATAACTTTGTCCAATGCTCTTACATGAGCAATTTGTCCAGTAATGTTTAGATATCCACGAATTTCAATTAACTTCATGTAATCTTCTTGTGAAAACATAGTAGTTTTTTGTGGTACATTTTTAGACTTTTGCTGCCTTCTTGGAGAAGGTTTTGGATTCATTTGTTTTGACCATTGATTTAACATATCATCCATGTGAAGATAATCTTTCATATTTTCAAAAAAGTCTTCTGGATTGTTGTTGTTAAACATTTTTTTAAAGTTTTCACTTGGCCCATAATAGAAAAACCCACCCTTTGGATTCCAATTATTTGGGTTGCGCATATCTTCGTCATCATTTCCATTTTGCCAGTTTTGAAAATCATTGTTATCTGAATTATTCATACTACTCCTTAGTTTGTGTCAAAAATTTGTTCGTATACAATTTTGCTACGATTATCTGTAACAGAAATGTAGCGAACATGACGCTCAAGCGCATCACTAATATTTAGTGGATCATTGGGCCCAAATGAAATGTTTTTAATCCATGCTGGGCAACCACCTAAAGAAATTCTTACCTCGTAACCAGTCGCATCGGTGCCATAAAAATCAAATGTAGATTTATCTCCATCATAATAAGTAAAAAAACAATCAATAAAATCATACTTCTTGCGAACATCGGCAAGAGACATTTGCGTATCAGTTTTAGCCATTTGGTAACCTTGCTTGCTTGACAGAGATAGGAAGTTGGCCAATCGCGTCAAGCGAACGAAGTGTACCAACTTTTGCCTCCATGAGGCTAGTAGCGCGTTTGCGAGCAATGAGCCCCTTACGCTTTTTATGCTTACGATTAATAATGCGTTGCTTTGAGTTAGGCATGACTAGAGTATATATCCATAATGTTAATAGTCAAATAAAAAGCCCGGTTTTCAGATGCGGGAAACCGGGTGAACCCCACTGCTTTAAGCAGCCATTGCCATTTCGTTGGCAATTAAATTTGCAACTGTTGTTTCACGTTCCTCGTTGCCAGTAACGGGTATCTCCTTCTTCATTACTTTGCGCCAATCGAAGCCATTTCAGCCCCTAGATTCCCGAAGCCTAGGACTTCGGGGTTTGCCCCGCTGCTACGGGGACTTGACTCGCCATCTCTAAGGAATTGCAGAATCCTTCGGTTAGGCTAATGGAGCCGAGGGGAATTGAACCCCTGTGTTGTCGCATTTCAATCCAATATCAACAATACCATTTTTATTTAGTTGACTTTATATCATAGTAATAATTGTCGTCATGCCCGTCGATTATCCACCGATCACTTTCTCCTTCGCACTTCCAAGCCTTGTTGTCAACTTTAAAGTCAGGCTTCTCGGGGAATGGCTTGGTAACAAAAGACATATTTTTCCAAAAAATTCTATTATTTGGCTGAAGTGTATAGTTTCCATTGTCCAATGCAATCATGTGTAGACACTTGTATTGGGTGGGTTCCTCCGAATAGGCATTTCTGTACCAATCAAAGGTCATCACATAATCACCCCAATGTTCAGAATGATCTTTTAGGACAACTTTTGCCCTGCAATCAAAAAGAGCATCATACTCTACCATGGATACATTTTCATGGAAGCAATCCCATAACTGAAGATGATCTAATGGCATTAATGGGGCGTCTGACTTCCAGCAAAGCATATGAACTGGTACGCGGCTGCGTACAATGCCGTAATCAGTCATGACATGAAAAGTCATGGCATATCCAGCACAAGATTGAGCGCCAAATACCAAAACTTTGTCAAATTCACCAACATGATCTTGATGCTGATACATGTGTTCTTTTCTTAAATAGCAATAAAAATGAGGAATATTAATGTTATGCATAAAAGGTGATATGGGATTTAAACCCATTTGTCCAGCTTTGTCGGTCGATTAACCGTAGACCGTTTTACGCCGGCACGTCTCTTCTCAAGACTGCGTGTTCTCACCACGCCGATCACCTAAAGCGTAGCGAGGGGCCTGCACCCATGCTCAATCACCGCTTGCAAGTCGATGATCCTAGTCAGCATCACACACTGAACTACGCGTAGAATTATTTAGTTATCAATCTATACTGTTCAAATCTTTTATCTAAAGTTAAAGTGCTTAATGCATTAAAATTATTTACTGGAATGCTCCAACAATCTCCATTATTTGCTAAAACAAATAATTCATCATACGCTTCTGGATTTCTATTTTTTGCTGTATTGAACGATTGGTTTCCACCAAGAACTCTTAAATTACAAACAAAATATTTGCCTTTGGGAATTTGTGTGGTTGTTTTAACTTGAATTCTTTTTAATAATCCATTTTTTTCCACTACTAGATCATAATCACAATCTTGTAATGGTTTTGAAACTATAAAACCCAATTTGGTATATTCGTAAACTGCTCTTGCCTCGCCCAGCGAACCTTGTTTTTTAGATGTCAGACAATTTTCAAATAAGTTGTGCATACAAATATTTATATATTGGCAGAGTTATAGTCTGCCGAATGCGAGCAGAGGGATTCGAACCCCCGTAGGCAATGCCAACGCGTTTACAGCGCGTCCTCGTTGACCACTTGAGTATACTCGCAAAAGCCACTTGTGGGATTCGAACCCGCAACCTGTGCTTTACAAAAGCACTGCTCTGCCGTTGAGCTAAAGTGGAAAAGCGGATGAAGGGATTCGAACCCTCAACAGCAAGCTTGGAAGGCTAGCACTCTACCATTGAGTTACATCCGCAAAATTTTACTTCTTTTTCTTTCTTTTTATCTTTTTCTTTTTACCAAAAATTGCTTCGTAATTTTTACCGTAAGTTTCCATATTTACAGGGCGAGGAGAGCTTCCTTTGCCTGCACCATGTGAACCATAATCCATAGAAACAGTATAACATAAAGTGAAGTTAAGTCAAGTCTAAATATTTTTATGAAAAATCAAGGTTATTATAGTTGGATTCATACCCTTAAAAATGCAGCAATGCAAGCCCGTCAAAATGGTATTCAATTAAACGAAGAAAAAGCTCGTAAAATTACAGATGCCTCTAGAATACAAAAATTAGAAAAGGGCCTTGAACCAATTAAACCGGTAGAACACGGCAAACCAAATATAGATCCAGAAGAAACAAAAATGTTTGCTCAGGAATTAGCAAAAACTGGTCCAGTAACCACACAAACTATAGCCCAAGCCGGTGGTGATGTTGGTGCATTTATTAATGCAAAACAATTAAAAGATGCTCAAGTTGCTGCAGCTATGGCAAAAGCTAAAGGTCCAATTAATGCTATGCCAGAAGGTGATGCAAATACAGTAGCTGATGATGGGCAGGATGGAGTTATAGAAGATCCACCACTAACCAAACTTCCATCATATGACTTGGCAGCACAAGCTCGCGCTGAAACTGCAGAATTGGAAGCTCAAAAAGCCGAAGAAGAAAAGTATGAAGAGGATGAAGAATCGAGATATTGGAGCGATTATTCTGGAAGAACTGGTGAAGTAGCAGAGTCAATTTTGGTAAAAATTAAAAAAATGATGAATGAAAAATTAGATCCAGTTGGTAAAGAAGATAAAGATATTGATAATGATGGGGATGAAGATTCTACAGACGAATATCTTTTAAATCGTCGTGAGGCTATTGGTGATGCAATGTCACAACGAGGTTCTATGCGAACTGGGCCATCTGCTGAAACACCAAAAGATTATGGAGCTTTTCCTAAAGGATTTTTAAAAGCAGGACAAGAACCCCTTGCTGCCATTTTAAATGTAATGAGAAATCCAGAAAAACATCCGCCTGCTCATAGAGAGTTTGCTCAAAGAGCTTTGGCCACCATTCAAGGTCAGCTTAGAAAAAATTCTTAATTTACTTATTTCCGATTTCTCGGGACCATTCCCATTCTTCCCAAAGAAGTTTGGCGAATTCGTCATCGGGGTCAAATCTACGTGTTTCTAATTCTGCTAGTCCCTGGGCAGAAATAGGGGCTTCCATTTCCCACGAATACCAATACCATTCGTCTATTTGTAATAATCTATTTGTTATCAGGCAACGGACTTCTTTTGCCATAAATTAAAATAATTCATAAGCTCTTATTGAAGCTGAAGCCGTCCAACCATATGCAAATATTGGATAAATAAAAGTTTGATTTGCTGAAATAGAAAATGGACCAACGTATTGAATAGATCCTTGTGGTGTTAGGCTTTGAATAGTTATTGAGGTAGCCGTAGCTTGTCCATTTTGAAATAATATAGCTTCATTGCTTTTCCCACCGGTGTAACCGGTCCCAGTACCAAATGCTTTTACTTTTTTAAATGTTCTCATAATATTATTTATCTTTTAGTATAGACCATAAAACTTTAAAGCATTGGGATATGCACTTTCATCATATGAAAAATAAGATATTTGAAATGGAACAAGGGACCAATTTGGTTTATTTGCAGCACTTAATACACTGGATGTACTAGCAAATACAAAAAGTGTTACACCTGTAGTAGAACCGTTTGTATTTAATAAATGAATATTATATGGAATATCAGAGGCTAAAGAAACATCTGCAACAACAAGCAAAGCTTTGGCTTCACTGATTTTATTTGCTTCATTTGTTAATATTTCTTTTACTTTTTTATAGCTTCTCATTTTAATAAAGTGTAATAATAAAAGGTTGTGAAACCCAACCAACAGCAGCGCAAACTCCAGGAGTTACAGTTAAGTTATAATTATATTCTATAGAGTGATAGGTTATTGGAAAAAAATGAAAACCTCCTGATGGTCTAGCTGATAGCCCAGTCCCAGGATAAAAATTTACATCAGTAGTTATATTTGGATTCAAATTATTGACAGTACTATTTTCAAATCTAAAATTAAAAAAGAAATCATTAAAACTTCCAGTCAAAGCTATACCTGCAACGAAAGTTATTCCAATTAAATCACCCGAAGGGGTTAAAAAATTAATTTTTGGCATTAAACCTTGCGCCAGATCATTATTAGGATTTCTATAGTCTGCACTTGTAAAAAGTATACCTTTATTATTTTTTGCTGGAGGATAATAAATAGTTGCGCCAATAATTGGCGTTTCTGTATGTGTTTTATAATTGTAATCAACAATCATACATAATATTTAGGTATTATTTTTTATGTAATTTTTATATGATTCTGAGTTCCAAAATAAAGCCAAATGAACTGATTCTGTAGCAAAGCTAACCATCCAAATGCAACGATATCTACGCCCCTCTTTTGTTAAAACACCAACATGATAAGAATTTTTATCTGCATATTGGTCAACTTTTACTGTACATAAAGTTTTGTTTTCTACTTCTTTTATAAAATTTTCAATATATTCTGGATATATTGGTCTTTCAATTTTTATAATCTTTTTAACTTTTCTTTTTGGTTGTGTGGATGTTTTTCTTATTCTTGGCATAAATATATGTATGGGCAATGTCTATAATGTTCAACAAGCAATAAAACCGGAAAATTTTAAATCCGGCGAAGATAAATCTCAAATTGGTCTAGATGAATGGAAAAGGGCTTTAAGAAAAGAATTGATGGAAAAACTGAGACAATATTCTCCTGACCAAATAGATAAAATAATTGCCAATACCTTTGGCTCAACATATTATTCCTAAAGTTTTTGCTGCCTTTGAAGAAGGTTTAAAACAATCTTTTAATTTTTCGACAATCTTTTCTTTTTGGGAAAGAACTTTATTATAATCTTTGGTGGATGCTTTATCATCAGTTTCCATTCTGCCAAGTCGATACATGGTATGTCCGTATTCGTAAATTAGCTCTTCTAGTTCTTTGTTATTCATTGTTAGATATCTTACCACATAAATAGTTAAAAGCCAATAAAAGGATAATATTATGGATCCACTAATTAATGAAATTAATCAACTCGTTCAAACTATTGAAAATTTAAGAGAAGAACTTGACACTGCTGATGAAATTATTGATTCTCTTTGTGAAGATTTAGAAATTAGTGAGGAACTTCTTGAACATGTTTTAACTGAAGAAGAAAAGAAAAAGAAGAAATGGATTCAAAAAGCAATTGAAAAACCAGGCGCTCTTCGTAAATCTCTTAAAGTTAAAGAGGGGAAAGATATTCCTGAAGCTAAATTAGAAAAAGCTGCCAAAAAGGGTGGCAAAATGGGTAAGCGTGCTCGTCTGGCTTTAACTCTTCGTAAACTAAAGAAGAAATAATGATTGTTAACTCTGGTGATAAGTGGATCGTAAAAGACTCTTCTGGAAAGAAGACTCTCGGTACACATTCTTCAAAAGAGGCCGCTCAAAAACAACTAACTGCCATTGAATTATCAAAGAAAAAAAGAAAAACATTCAAAGAACATCTTGAAGAAAATTATAATTTAACATTTCAATATCATGACGAGTTAAACCCTCAACTTTGGGAAAATGATAAGTTGAAGGAAGATATTCGTAAAAAATTAATTGACATAGGAAAAACTTGGATAGAATGGGTTAACTTACCATCTGAATCTGTATTGGATTTTATTTTTGTTGGTGGAAATGCTAGTTATGCTTATACTCCACACTCAGATATAGATTTGCATATACTTGTTGACAAATCTAAAATTGCAGATTGCCCAGATCTAATTGATGAATATTTAAAAGATAAAAAACAACTCTGGTCCTTAACTCACAATATTTCAATATTAGGTCATGATGTTGAAATTTATGCTCAAGATATTAAAGAATCTGTGCCGGCAGATCAGGGTTCTTACAGTTTGACAAAAAATGAATGGATTACCAAACCTACACACGCTGAGCATGATGTTGATTCAACGCATGTTCAAAAGAAAGTAAACGATTATATTCACAAAATTGAAGATTTAATTTCCTCTAACGCCACAGATGAATCTTTTGAAAAATTAAAAACTAAAATTAAAAATATGAGAAGTGCTGGATTAAAAAAATCTGGTGAGCTTAGTGTTGAAAATGTAGTTTTTAAAGAACTTAGAAATTTGGGTTACCTAGATAAAATGACAGATTATGTACGCTCTACACAAGATCAAAGATTAAGTATGTAAATTACTAAATAATTTTATGAAACACGAAAAGAAACAATATATTAACGAAGGCCGAGCCGTTGGCGGAGGCCCATTCCAATACGGTGGTTTTCCTAAAGTTATTAAAGAGGAAACACAAGAAGAAGGAAACTGGGAACAATTTATTGGCTTTGTCAATAATGCAAAAAAAGCATATTTTGATACCTTGCCGGGGGAATCTGGAAAGAAAATGATGCCTTCAGATGTACATGACATGTTACAACTATTCATACGTGATCCCTCGGAAAAAGGAGATAATGTTACTGATGATTTAATTCAAGCAGGCTTCCCAGCAGAACATATTGCAAATGCGGCAAAAATTAGAAAAGCATCAATTCAAAAAATGAGAAATGCGCAAGCAAAAATTAATCCACAAAGTGCAGGATATGGCGCAGCAGGTGAAGCTCCTCGCTTTACAGGTGACTAATTAAAAAGATAATAAAATATTAAACTCCCCGTGTTGTTCGGGGAGTTTTTTATTTGACCATAAATACTTACATGCCACACCCCAATGATGACTTTTTAAATCAGTTTGGTTATACCGATCCGGCAATTCGTAGATATTTACCTGGAAAAAAAGATATAGTTAAAAATTATAATGAATTAAAAAATCAAGATCATTCAAAATTAAATGAATCAGTTTCAAATAAAGTGGGTGCTTTGTTTGAAAAAGGAATTAAAAAACCTTTATTTGAAAATAAAATTGATTCTTCTAATAAAAATTGGAAGTTAGTAAATACACCACACGGCATATTTTATTTTAATTCAATAACAAATGAATGGATGAATTCTTTTGGAAAAATAGCAAATTCTTTAGAAGACTTAATATTTTTTAATAATTTAGATTTTTATAGCGATGGTGATTATTCAAAACAAACTATTGTTTCGTTTTTTTCTGATGATGGTTCTTATGTTGGTTTGCTTGAAGATAATTTATTAAAATTATACTCGGCTTCTTATTCTCCCACTATAGAATTTACACTAGAAAAATCTGTTTCCATACCAATTGGTTTTTCTGGCACAGACAATCAAAAATGTTTGATTTCAAATGATGGAAATTATATAATATTTTCTCTCCCAAGTAACAAATCTGTCTATTTTGTAAATGCTAATACAAATCATATATTACAAACAATAACAGAAGACATCCCAAATTTTGGATCTCTTATTGCAGCTGATAAAGACTTTTTAGGTTTAGCAATTAGTACAAATAATCTTACAAGAGATCCCAGTATATATGATACTAGAGCTGTATCATACGGAGCCAGTTCTTTAGTGTGTTATTATAAAAGAAATTATCAATCTGTAAACGCTCAAAAGTTTAAAAAAATACATACAACTCACGCACAGATGGTATTTAAAAAATCTGGTGTTGATGGTCAATCATTTTTGAGACAATTTACTAGTTATAATAACCCAACGTTATCTAGTTTAGAGAGAGAATCTAGTACTATTGTTGATTGTGGTGTTTTTAGATTTGATGATTTAAAATGTAAAAATTATTCTTTTGCAAGTAGCACATTGGCATTAAGAGAAGATCAGATAAACTATAAATCATCTTTTATAAATGCTTATTCACCAAGATATTTGCCAGCAAATGCTCCTGGGTGGACATTTGCAAATGCAGTTACTAATAATTTTCAAAAACAAGTTGTTTATGATAACCTTGATTTTCCCTTTTATGATTTTCATCTACCACCCACAGATGATTATTTAATTGAAAATTTTGAATTAACAACTCTACCTGGTGTAAAGCAATTTACTATAATAAACAAAGTAAATAATCAATATTATGAAGATAAAAGTTATTTAAGATTAAATCCCACTTTACCTATAATTTTTGGTAAAAATATAAGTGATATCAGATTATACAATCCATCTGGATTAACATTTTTTAATGAAAATATAGTTGGTTCTTTTGCTGAAAAAAGTTTTATTAGGGGCTCATTAATCCTATTCAATCAAAATAATGAAGTTCCTTCATCATCGCCAAATCTTTATAACATAAAACCATTTATAAATGAAGAAGTTTTAAATACAAAAATTGGCATAAACGATACGCATACATATCATGTTTCTCAAATATTGACAGGAGTTACTGGAGAAAATATAAAAAATATAAGAGTGTATAGAACTTATAATATGGCTGAAAATAATATAGATTCTTTTCAGTATCAAGATTGGAATAAAAGCACCGCAAATTCATTAGCTACACCAACACCAAATATAAATGATTCTGGATTAATAAAAATTATGTATTCTTCCGATAAATCTTCTCTATTAGAATCTACGTTTTTTAATAATAGCACCATGTCAAATAATTATAAAATTAGAATCGGTGTTGTGGCAACAAAACCCTATTTACAGAATCCAAGTAATTGTCCAAATTCAGAATTTGCATACCCAATATCTACAAATATTTTAGATGACACTATAACAAGTATTTTTGTTTCAAATAATTTTGTCTTTATTAATTTTAATAATCAAACATTGTTATTTTCAATAAATAATAATTTATCATATAAACCTTTAATTTTTGAAAAATCTTTTTCTGAATCGTTGAAAGATTATAATTTTACTTATAATAATACGGGTGAGTTTTTTTCAAAAAACAATAAAATATACAAATACGACACATCAAGTAAAAATTTAATTTTGATAGGTGAATTATAATGGCAATTACAATAAATCCACTTGTTACCTCTGTATTAAAAAATAAAGTATTTTCAGATTATGAATTAGATTTTGCATTTAGTGATACTATTAAATGTACTGCTCCAATTTATTTTGCAATAAATTTAAATTATTTAAATGAACTTTTTTCAAATGCTAGTCTTCCGACAGTAACATCACAAAGTATTAATACTAATACAAAATCTTTAATAGTTTTTTTATGTAGCTCAATTGATGGAAATGATAATTTTGTAAATGCATCAATTAAAACCTATTCTTTATCCAGTGCAAATTTATCTGACGGAATTCTTAGACAAAGTTTATCTGGTGTTGACAAAACATTTACACTTACACACGATGATTTGTGTGATATTTCTACACAAGAAGAGTGTTATCAATTATGCAAAGAATATAAAATTATTTTTCGAATAACAAATACTTCTTCTCCTATTTTAACTCAGTCTTTACAAAATGGAGATATAGTAAATGATTTTAAATTGATGTTTGATACATTTCAAAATGGACCATATTCGGTAGCAATGAAAAATATTGACATTTTTAGTCCACAAAATTTTTCATTTAATGAAATGTTAGAAGTTTACACAAATAATGCTGGACTTTTTTCTAATGAAACTCAAAGATTTTTTTATCCCTCTGAATTGGAATCTTTAGCTGCTTGCCCGTTACTTTTAATACTGCACGGTCAAAATCATAATTTTATGAATTATGATACCTATGCAAATATTTTTGCATCTTATGGTTATGTGGTAATTTGTGTGTGTAAAGAAGCTGGTGATAATGTGTCGGCACCATCTTCTGGATCAAGACCAGCAATGATTATTAGGCATCTTCAATTATATTCTAATAAATTTGAAAATGGAATTTTTAACAATAAAATTGATTTTGATAAAATATTTTTAATAGGGCATAGTGTTGGGGCTGCTTCAATCGCTGCTTTTGTTGATCAATTAACTAATAATAATTCAATTCCTTCTTTACCCGATATTTCTTTACAAGATATTGTTGCTATTTCTAGCTTAGAAGGATCTAATATAGGAAATGCTGCAAATAGTTACCCAACCTTTTTTGTAAATGGTAGAGACCTTGAGACATATGATAGTCTTCAATTAATGGCAAATAGTAATACGTTTGTGGCAGGATACTTGGCAAAATATTTTTCTCACGAAGATTTGGCATTTCCATTTTCTCCTGTTTCTTCTGGTCCCACATTTCCAACAATTCCAATTTTACCAAATGGTGTACTCCAGTTGCCAGCAAATGAATCTCCTTCATTTATATCAAATCCCATTAAATCTTTTAATAATGATTCTATCACATTATATTTAATTGCAGAAAGATTATTACAATATTATTCAATTTGTTTTAAAAATAAGATAAAAAAATATTATTATACAAATAATTTTGATTATGAAAGCGAATATAAAAAACAAAAAATGGCATCTGGACAATTGTTTTTTAAAATTGGGGAGAATGAAATAGAATTTATAGAAAGATATTCAAATACAAATAAATTTACAACAAATATTTCTGGTGCTACCACAGTGCGAGGTTTGTCAGGAGGCTTTTTAAACTCTTGGCAAAATCAATTGTCTACAATATATCCTAATGAATCGTTTTCAGTTATGACAACAGGATATACTGGCAATTCTGGATATATATTTGTTTATGATGGGACAAATAAAAATATAACATATGATTTATCTGCATCACCTTTGAATTTATCTGGTAATTCTTATATTGGTGTAATGGCTGGAATTATTCATTCAACCAGTAATACTGGGCCGATTTCATATCCAATAAAACCAACTTTTAGTTCAAACTTATATTGTAATTTTAATTTAGAACTAATTTGTAATAGTGGTGCCACATCAGCTACAATAAACAGTCGGCAAAATAATTTTGGAATAATGGATCAGCCTGGATTGGTAGAAAATAGAAATGGGTTTACGGGTAATGCTAATTCACTTTCGTCAATGAACTGTATTCCCGGAACAATATTATTTTTAGCTTCAGATTTTAAAAATAAAGTTTCTGGTTTAACGTTGAGTAATATTACAGGATTAAAATTACATTTTAACTCTTTAGCTGGTTCAACAATTCCCAATGGTAAAATTATATTAAATGGAATTTACACTTTTTAACGCTCAACCATCTCTACCCAGTCTTGGTGGACAACGTGACTACTATCAAATCCGTCCTTGATCTTACTTACATCCCACCAAATCACATCACCAACTTTAATATCTTCAGTAAGTTTATTTCCGATTGCAACAACCTTTGCGGGAATAATTTTAGACTTAGATTTTTCTTGGTAAATGATTCCAGCCTCGGTAGTCTTTTGACCACCGATTAAAGAGTTTGCGAGAATCCATTTGCCAACAGGTTTAATTTTTTTCATAATAATTTTCCAATTCCTTCGCTAGGATTCGAACCTAGACAAAGAGATCCAAAGTCTCTGGTGCTACCGTTACACTACGAAGGAGTAAATCTTTGAACAATAATTGTTCATTATAATAGAACTGGCACATCCAACATTAATACTGCGTACAGATCCGTACTGTGGAATATAAACAACATCATCACAGATACTTAGCACATCTGCCGGAATGCCTATTTGTTCCTGTCCAAATACCATAATGTAATGTATACCAATATCAAAGTTATATGTGTTTACGTCCATCGCGTCCGGTACATTATCAATACCAATAACTTTAACGTGTCCACAATATGCTGAACGCTTTAGAAAAATATAATCTCCCAAGTCGTCAATAGTTTTTACATGGCGAAAGTTTGTGTAATGGTGTGTACCTACCGTCCCACGTCTGTCATACTTTTTGCTTCCGTAAATTACAACTTCTTTCGCAAGAAACGCATTAGCATTGCGAATGACGGTAGCAATATTAAAGTCATTCCCAATATTGCAACAAACAACTGAATAATTAAGACGCTTGTCATCAAGGTCTGCTCGTATAGCATCGTCGTTCCAATACTTATAGTGATCAATCAAATTACGCCGATCAACTGTATCACTCATCTTTTCCTTTGCCCCATCCAAGATCAGTATAAGGATAAAATTTTGGTGCAGAAAGTTGTTCGATATGAGAAAGTTTTAGACGAAGAATTCTAACTTCTTCTGCCGCGTCCCTGCACACATCGTGTACATCCATGTTAGCGTGTTTCCATTTGGTAGCCAACTCTCTCAAACGAAACTCAATATCATTTGTCTCCACGGTGTGGATCCTTTCTAAAGGAGTCATTGTTTTTATTGGCTTCCCACTCGTAATCATAAATGGAAATTAGAGCAGAGGTGGTAAGATAGCAAATAAGAGACATACCAAATGTATGTACAAGAGCCATATTTTTAGCAGAAGGATCTACTAAAATACGATAGACAACATAAAGAGAAAGGGCATATGAACCTAGAGTTGCAGCCCACCAAAATAACTTTTCTTGTTTCTTATTCATAATGACCCCTACGGGATTCGAACCCATGTTATGGCCTTGAAAGGGCCGTGTCCTGGACCAACTAGACGAAGGGGCCTTTTATCAATCAAATTTAGCACGAATTTCTGTAGCAAGAAATGCAACAATCATTCCAACAATACTTCCAATTACAGCACCCTCAAAGTTTTTGCTATAAATAAACCCAATAATATTAATAGCAATAAGAACAATGAAAGGAATTGCAAGTTTATTCAATAGAGTTTTCATATGTTTATTATATCCCATCCAATGAATTAGTCAAGTAATCGGGCATGCTGGATTTGAACCAACGACTTCTTGCTCCCAAAGCAAGCGCTCTACCAAGCTGAGCTAATACCCGTATCAATATCTATCTTTATTTTTCCACCATATTAATATTTCAGCAAATATTGCTCCAATAATTGGTAAGCAAACAACTGCTATAAAAGCCCATAAAGGTATTGAATATGGTATACCGCTGCTATTCACGTTTTATTTAGACGCGATCTAGTGAAAGCGCAAATAGTTGCAACACAAATTAAAACACTAACTCCAGGTGCAGGAACCGGAGGTCGCACCGGACAATCCGGGCATGGAATAACCTCATTAGTCATGTTTCCCATAGAAACACTTTCCACACGGTCATGCTGTGTTGGAATAAACAAATCTTGATTGACACCCTGAACAGTCATTACAAGGTGTCCATCATTATAAATTTTATGAACCCAAAACCCATCAAATGATCCCATGAAGAAAGACTTGTCAACCTGTGGATAATTACTGACGGTAGGACAATAAAGGGACGGTCTAATAGGCGTGGTGATTTCAAAATTTGAATCAAATCCAATTCTATTAGTATAAGAATACTCAAGATAAGTAGAGCCTTGGTCTACTGATCTAGAAAAGCTTTGGCCCTGTCCGTAAATTGTAGATGTTGCAATACCCATTTTTATTTTTCCTGTCCGGGATTCAATCCCAACTCTTCATCCAAGTCAGCAAGCCGCTGCATCGCGTCCTGCGGACCCTTCCACTTGGCAATCTTGTCCTGCATTGCTTTGATGCGTTCCGGTGTGCGGAACTTTTCCATGAAGCCACAAGTGCATGAGACAAACTCATCGTCATCCACATGGATGAGCAGACCGTCCCACTCCTCGCACCAATGCCATCCCTCGTTCAGTTCCTCTGCGGTGAGCATGACATCCTCATTGCCATCGAAAGGCTGCATGAGGTAGTTCCAACGCTCTTTGGTCATCTTCTTACTCATCGTGCCTCCTGATTCGGAAGTAATCATCTTCCATATCTGCAAGTTGATTCTTAACATATTCAAGTTCAGTGCGCAACCGCTCAATCTCATTGGCAGCTTCCTGACAACGAAGTTCAACGGAACGGTCATTGTGCAGAATGCTGCGGAGCCATGTAACGATGTCTACATCAGACATTGGTGTTCTCCTTGTAGCAGTCCCAACCCATCTTTTCGGCAAACTCTCTTGGGTATAGGTCCGCAGACTCTGCTGTTGACTCACAGATTTCCCGCCTTGCCTCGTCACGTTCCTGCTGCAATCTCGTAATCTCCGCATACGCCTCACCAATGTCCCGCAGAACATCCGCAGGGAGATCGGTGCGCTTGGTATGGCAACGTAGGCGGTAATCTATTGGTTGGTAGTTGGGCATAGTACTTTACAGGAAGTCCCGCATGTTTTTAAGGTCGGAACAAATCTTGTCCAACCGGTCATAGACCTGATTGGGGCTGAGATTACCATCACTCACTTCGCACGCAAGATCAGAAATTTTTTCAATCATGTTGTCCACACGATCAGTAAGCGAGGTAGAAGTCTTTTTAGTCTTGGTAGCCATGGTATTAGTATACTCTCGTTGGTAGGTAAGTCAAGGATAAGAAAGAGAATCTATGGGTTGGTAGTCGGGCATCAAAGATTCTCGTAGTTCTTTTCGATGAAGTTGGCAATCTTTTTGAACGACCAACCGCTATCATTCATGTGCGACAGACTTTTGTAGTAATCGTGGCAGTCATCACCAAACTCCCCAAGCCTGCCCTCCATGCCAGCCCAACGCTTGACGGCAACGGGAAGTCCCTGAGCAGCATCCTCACCACCGCCGTACTTCACGACTTCAAGTAGTTTCAACCCAGATACTGCAGTAGAGTCATCAATATACTCGTCAGAGACTTTGGTGGGAATAACTTTCTTCTTCTTAGCCTTCTGCTCGGCCTGATACATCTCGGTCAGAACACCCAAGCAGCAGTGCTTCTTGCCCTTGCTGTTGACCTGACAGAGAAATCCCACACCCTGTTCGTACTTGCCAGAGCGAAGAGCCTTGACCCATTTCATTGCGATAGTCTTGTTCATAGTGTTTTTTCCTTCTTTCCCAACTCGTACCACCCCATATGGCGAGAGCACTCATCAATAAGCTCCAAATCCACCCAAAGTTCCCAAGCCTCTTTGTATTGCTTTTTCTTCAGCAAATCTTCAACCTTGCCAATATCTTCAGTTAGTTGCTCACTCTCCCCATCAAATCCGCAGTGACCAATATTGAATTCAAGGCAATCATTGATGGCTTCCTCTTCTGTAGCAAGATACGGAGGGCCATCGAATTGTCCATGTCTATCAAAAGTGATGACAACATAGTTCTTCTCGGTGTTCATAGTCTTATTATACTCCGTGTTAAAGGTTAGTCAAGAAGAAGACACCGAATCAATGCCGAAATCAATGCAAACTAGATTGCCTCGCCAAATGGCATAGTTATTCTGATGAAGATCTTCTCCAAGAACACTATCGTAAACAGGATTGCCGTCATCATCGTAAGTACAACAGCAGTCAACACAATAGTCTTCAGGAATATTAATTTTTTCAAGATTTTTGCTCAACTCGTTAACCAGTTTTGGACTGATATCTGACTGTTTAAAGTCAGTATTGGCAACAGCAGTTTGATAGCCGTAGTGAAGAATTCGATTACCATGCATCAAGACAATCATTTTACCAACGGGAGGAGCAAGGCCAACTTCTGCCGCCAACTGTTGACGCTTCCAAGCGCAATAGGCTTCCGTCGCACGATAGTAAAAAAACTTGAGACCAAACTGCTTTGGGTTGTTTTCTTCTGCCGCATTATCCAAAAAGAATGCACTCGCACCATCGGGTGCGCTGTTAATCAGGCGGTTTGGGATTTCTTTTTTGGTATAGACAATTGCCGTCACACTCACATTTTTAGGACCCGAAGCAAGTTCAGAATCAATCTCAATTTTGATTTTCTTGGTGAGTATGGGCTTGTGACGGGGGTAGGATTTTACTTTGATGGCCAAACTTTTCACTTGCATACTCCTATGGAGGGGGTGATTGCTGTTAGGCTCATACTATATCACCTAGGCACTCCCAGTCAACGACTTGGGAACAAAAAGGGCATAAATAGTTACATGAAAAAGTTTAAACAATTTTTAATGGAACAACCTCAAACCGGTATTACAGATGATTGGTTTGAACACGACACTACTTTTACTGCATTCAAACCACCAAAACCAATTCAATATGAAATTGCAAAAGATGCGGGAACCATTGAAACTCTGGAAGGCCCGGTAAAATATGAAGCGGGGCACAGCATAGTAACTGGGCCAAAAGGTGAAAGATATCCAATTGCTCCCGATAGATTTGAAGCTCTTTATGATGTAGATGAAAAGGGAATTGCAACACCTAAAAAAATATTAAAACAAGTTCGACCAGCAGATCACTCCGGAGTTTTAAAAACTTCTTGGGGTGAACTTTCGTATAATCCAGGTGATATGATTGTTCGACATGGAGAAGGTGATTATGGAGTTGTGGCTCCCGACATATTTGCAACAACTTATCAAAAGCACGTAGGCTCCGCCCAATACTAATATGAAAAGTTTTAAAAATTACATCAAAGAGCAAAAATTGGGGGCAGAGGAAACAACCTTAAGTCCCGAATTTTTAGAAAAGAAAGAAAGAAAAGATCGGCAAACTGAACAAAGAATTGAAAAGCCGATGAAAGAAATAAAAAAAGAAGCCGAAGAAGAAATTCATGAAAATTATGATGTCTATCTAGACATGCCTCATACTAAAAAGTTTAAGGCAACAGTAAAAATGATAAATTCAGAGGGCAAGGAAGAACACTTCCCAATCGGTTCAGATGAGAATATTCGGGAAGCAGCCCACAAGACTGTAAAGGGGCTAACAGACAGAGGATACAAACTCAAGGATGTCGATTACCACTTCGACTAAAATTTTATGAAAAGTTTCAAAAAATTTTTAACAGAAGCCGTAGAAAATTGGGATCAACAGATCGCCACAAATGACGAGACTGGGAAGAAGTACCGAGTCAAGGATATCTACAATTTTGCCAAATCAAAGAAAGAATTTTTTGTAAAAGATTTGCCCATATCCCAAACTGATGCTTTAGAATGGTGGGATAAGCAATATGATATGGATAATAAAGATCATAGAGAAAGAATGGAAAAGGCTGATACCAGCGTACCAGTATTGGGGGTAAGGCAAGAAGACGGTACTATTTCCATTACAGACGGGTTAAATCGAATAAAGAAAGCCCACCATATAGAAAAGAAAAAGACCATATCAGCGTATGTTATTGATAAGGCTGATATGGAGAATATTGAGCCAGTAGAGGATGATTCTAAAGAGGGGTAAAGAGGGGTCTGTATAGGCGGAAGAGGGGTAAAGAAATTTGAAGAATATTTTAGAAAGTTTGAGTTAGACCCCATCCCTCTAAAACCCCTTTAATAGTCTTTAAACCCCCCGCCAAGCCCTTTCAGCCACTCCAACCGCTCCAGAGGCATCCGAGGCATCTAAAGCCTCTAATAGCCTTATACAGAGATTAATAACACAAATTTTATTAAATTTTGAGAGATCTTTAAGGGTTTTTACAAAAACCTATCCAGGTACCCCTCTATAAGAGCCCTTAAATCGTATATTACGACAAATTATTCTTTAATTTGGACAATTTGTGTACACTGTCCGACACTGCAGGTACGGATTCTATATGCCGTCCAGAATTTTAATTATTTTTGAGGGTTTGAAGGGACCAGAAAGCCATCCAGGTCTTCGTACCGTCCAGCATTTGGACAATTTTGTTTAAAAATGGGAAATACCGTCCCAGAGCTCTGAATCCCGTCCAGGTACGTGTAGCTACCGGTCTTCAAGGGCCTGAATGGCCCTTGATAGTAGCCATAGATCTGGGAAGACGAAGAGCTCTGGGTCCCGTCCAGGTTCTGTCCCGTCCTTAGAGAAATTTTATTTTCTTGAATAGGGCGAATAACCATAGCGCCGGCTAGACCGATAACCCCGAGGGTGATAAGTATAGCACCGATAACCCGGGAGGCCATAAACATCCGATAACTCCCTGCCCCGACAAGTCTGATAATAACGCGCACAGGGGCAGGGAGGGCTATCGGACGCATGAACAGTACCATAATATACCCCATAGAAGGGACAAGTCAAGTAAACCCTTGGGATATAAGGGGTTACGTCTCGCTCGGTTCTGAGTGTAGGACCGATAAGAAATTAAATTAGTTTGGGGGAAACGCCCGGTCCTCTCGATACCTGCGCCATCCCGTCCAGGAGGCGTCCCGTCCAGACTACTATCCGGAATGAAATGGAGGATAAAAAATCAGAAAACCTCGGAGGTTTTCTGAT